CACTGGATCTTTCTGACCTAGTGTGGTGAGACTGTTCTCAATGTACCAACCTCCGGGACCTTGAAAAGCATGTGACCATACCTTTGCCCATGGAAGTTCTTCCCCGTCGGGTGCAGGAAGAAAGCGGATTACAGCGTATCCGTTACCTGCTTTGTCAACTTCTAGTTTCCAGAGACGATCATCGGCACCATTAGTGGTTCCTTTGTTCATCTTCTCGATCTCATTCGTTAGTTTTGAAGTGAGACTTCCTAGTCGTGACTGTTTCTTTAGATTTGCGAAAGACATAAATTTGATTAGTTGGATTCGTCGGATTGAATAGATTGGTGGATTGACACCTTGCATAAACAACAAGATTAGTATAACATACTATTTAGGTCATGACAACACTCTATATCTCGGTTTCATCATCAACCAAAACTTTATGAGCAGTGCCATGTCCGTTGTAATTTTTACTATCATAAAAACCACCCTTTGTACCGAAAAATAAGGTCAGTACAGTGAATGGTATGCATATTACCAGTAGTATAAGTCCTAGCATTACATCCCATTCCAGAATGTATCTGTTGGTGCTGCCATATTTCTTGAGATGAAATACAGACCTACATTACATGCGAACCAGTTGATGTTCACAATCCATGCTTGTCTCCAACAATATTTCCTGTTAGTCTGAACAATATAATTATTTCTTTCGTTCATTGTTGAGTCATAAGATAAAGGTCTTACCTTTAGAATCTGCTCCAGTATCAGTGAAATTACAAATCCAATAGCATAGATATAGAAAATTAAATTCAGCAATCCTGCCATTGAAAATAGAAATGATAGCATTAGTCTCGTTGCCTCCAGTCGTCAGAACGTTCTTGATGAAACCAGTCTAACACATCTTCGGGGGAACCGAAACCCCTAACATGATTACTTGAATCGGGGTCTCCTATATTCAAGTTATTCAGAAAAGAATCGTCTGGATTTATACTCATCTTTCTTGCTTTATTCAGCATACCTCTTGCTGATGTATTTGCTTTCGCTAATTTCTGTGCCCATATCATGTCACTCATACTTACTTCTGTACCAGCAGCGATTGCTTTACAGATCTCTTCAAGTCGAAGACGATACTGTGTTGATAACATATGCTAATGTAATGTATTACTTACTATTATGTATGTAATTTGTCAGATAGATTCTCTAGTGTCTGCCTCATGTTCTTGAAAATTGTGTTCATATTAACTTCATTAAAACCCATTGCAGCAGAGGTCAATTGAATTTTTTCTTTCATCTGTTTTGCTTCTGGATCATCTGATAGAGACAACCTAGTCCACATAACTTCTTGCTTATCAATAAGGTCCATAAGTTTCAACATATGTTCTTTCTTCTCTTTGTCATCCATACTTGAGAACTTCATGATTACAGCATAAAGATCTTTCTGTGACTCAAATATGTCCTGCATTTCTTCTTGAATGATCTTTGATCCTAAGAATTTACCCATTCAGTTGTTCCTTTAGATAAGTTTTGTATTTAAGCACATCAATATTTAGAAAGGGTGAGTACTTGTACATTTTCATACTAATCTTCTCCCATATAGGGTCAGTCAGAGACTTATCAAAGTTCTTTTTGAATCCAAATACCATATCAAGTATTATTAGGTTCTCTATACTCAATTCATCTCTTAGATGAGACTTGAGTATATGTGGGTGACCTTTTCCTACAAACCACTCTTCAAAAGGTGTCTTACACAACTCATCTACTTCTTGTGTGAACTTATAGTATAAACTCTGCTGTCTCTTCTGCCATTCTGAGTAACTTGCATCACCTGTCCTAGCGATAGTTCCTATCCACAAACTTTGAGGATCACTTGACTCTACAAAGTTAGCAATAAAAAACTGTTTGACTTCTTCATCAGGATACTTCCTTGATGTCTTCTCGAAAAAATATCTATCCTTCCTCTTATAAAATGAATCTAAACTTGCATTAGTCTTACCACCATACTGAAAGTAATCATACTTCTTTCTAGTGAAGTGACTCTTCATTGCCAGATATATTTTGTAAGTGTCAAAGGGTGTCATTGATAATCTCGACTTCAGCATCTGTCAACTCAGGATAAATTGGTAACGATACAACTGTCTTTGATAACTTGACTGCATTTTCTGTAGGTGCAAGTGTGTATGGATAGTTGATTCTAGTAGGATAACATACTTTCTCTCTAAAGTCATCCCTATCATCGAGTTGAATAACAAATTTCTGTACGGCATGTGTGTCCAAGTCCTTGATCAACACCTTATACTTACAATCCTTCATCCAATACCTAGCAATATCCTTTCTTCTTCTATCCCACTCCTCCAAGTACTTGAACTTGACCATCATACATGCACAATCTAACTCACTCATCTTTGAGTTGGTTGCTACCTCAGTATACTTTGGGTGATGATGATGTCTAAAGTTAGATACAAACTCATACAGATCAGGTATACTCGTGCTGATAGCACCCCCATTTCCATAATTAGGTAGGTTCTTCATTGGATCGAATGACATTGTACATATATCGCCCACTCTCTTGAAATAATTACCTGTCCAATTCTGAGCACCATCTTCACATATGATACCCTTCTGTGGTTTGAGTGCTGCACCATATAATCCTACCAATACAACGAGGTCTGTCCACTCCTCCGCTTGTGCATCCTTCATCAGACCATACTCATCTACATCCACATACTTTATCTTACAACCCACTCTTTTAAATGCATTGTCTGTAGCAATGAATGAGAATGCAGGAAGATATACTGTACCATCATAAGTTTTCTTATACCACTCTGCTACAATCTCTAGTGCTTGAGTTCCATTTGAAACTGTTAGTGTTGGTTGACCAGTTCTTTTAGTCAACCTCTCCTCAAAGTGTTTTGTATTTGGACCCAACATATGCTGACCTTTAGAGAGCACATGATCAGTTGCTTCAAGTATTTCCTCGCGAAGGAAATTATATTGCTGGCGTAAACCAGTGAACGTTATTGTAGAACTTTTTGAACCATTCATAATAAGTTTGTAGACCTTCTTCTAAATTTGTTGTTGGATTGTAACCTAATTGTTCCCTTGCTTTGTCGATACACAGTGCATCTCTACTAGGGAACTTACTATCTTTATCTTGAACTATCACCTCACCAAAACCAATTATGTCACTAACACAACATGCTGCATCATAAATGGTTCTTCCCTGCCCCCTTGTTATATTATAAGTTTCATTTGGTAGACCGACATTTACAACTCTACAAATACCACTGGCAGTGTCATCTACGAAACTAAAATCAAGTTTCTCTTCTCTACCATTTACTTTGAGTGGTTCTCCTATCCTAGCATTTCGTATGAATTTTGCAATCACTCTGTCTCCTACATCACGAGGACCATACACTGCTGATGGTCTTATGATATTATATTCCATTCCAAATCTTCTACCATAATCTTTCACCATTTTTTCACCAGTATATTTCATGATGGCATACAAACCCTTTGGATTACAAGGGTCGTTTTCTTTAGCAGGACCATTCATGTCACCATACACCATAGATGATGAGATATAAATCAGTCTTCTGTTCTTAGATATTTCTAGAATGTTTAGAAGACCCTCCATCATAGTCTTGACACCTTCTTGAGGATTAATATCAACACTCTTCTGTCTAGGGAATGATGCTAGATGTACTACCACATCAGGGTCAAACTCTACTGCTTTATATAACGCTACGAAATCACAAATATCTGTTGTCAATATGTCTGACTTGATAAACTTCTTCCTCTCCTTTACAAGACTTTTCAACTCATCTGATTGAATTGAACCATACGTGGTATGATTATCTACTATCAATACATCATGTCCCTGTTTCTCAAGCAGATTCACAACTCTATGACCTATGAATCCACATCCTCCTGTCACTAATACTCTCATAAAAACCTATAGGGTAAAATTTTGCCGGAGTTTTTTTTCCGGAATTATTGGAACTAAAAGTTGATTTTGCTCCAGTGTTTGTACAATGGATGATCCTTTGATAGATCTTTGATGGATGGTTCCTGATGGAACAAACAAACTGAGAACTCTGGTCTGTATTCAAAGCATGGTTTCATATCATTCTCCCAGTAATGTTTTGGAAGACAACCTTCACGGTAAGAGTAGAAAATCTTTGGAAAGAATGTTGGTTTGATACCTGATCTATGATACCATTTATCAGTTCCAACTATATTCTTTACAATGGTTCTCCAATCAGACTCCCATCTTTCATAGATCCATCTGTTATCTAACCATGTCATGATACTTGTATTATACATGGGTTCATGAGGATTTGCAACCCTAAACTTGATACCTTTCCATGTTGCTTTGATCACTGCCCAATTTTCTTTCGATTGAAATATTGGTGATAGATCTCCCTGTATTATAAGATCCAGATCAAAATAAAACTTACGTTTATATCTCAACAACTCATCTCTACCAAATATCTCTACCTTATTCCAAGTTGGCCACCATCCTTCACTCACTCGTGGTTGCATATCATATGTGTATATGTCAGGATGTATTCCAGTAGGATCATCAGTGAAACAGAGAACATCATCATCCGTCTGCTCTCGGATTGCTTTGTATAGATTGTTTACGTACTCATGTGAATATAATTTGCCTATCTTAAGACAAATCACACAGTTCTGGGAAAACTTTTTTGTAGTCTGTTTTGTTGACATGATCAATTGCTTCAGTGTATTCCAAGAAATTATTCCAACGCTCCTCCCAATCAGGAATGTCTTCTCTCAATGCTTTACATAAGAACTGCAAATTAGTTCCTTCATACTTATCTGCCAATCTTTTTCTGATGTTAGGATGAATAGCATCAATCCTACAAACCTGTGGATTGACTACATTGTTGAACTTGTATGGTATATTATATTTGATACACCAGTCTACAAGTTTATCTAGTTGCAAAATTGACAATGATGATAGAGTTATTCCTGCTTGGAATAATGATAGATGTGGAGTAAACTCCTTGATATTGTCTATAATTTTATCCCACTCAGAATTGTTTCTCATATAATCATTGTACTTCCCATAACCCTCAACTGACCAACTGATTTCTACCTCATCAAAATGCTTGAAGTAATCTGTGATTTTCTTTTCATTCCAATGTAAGGTTGTCATGTTAGAAATGTATATAATTTTTATTTTCTTAGACTCACCTGATTCAATTAGCATGTCTAACAACTTATAATGTGATGGCATCACAAATGGTTCTCCACCTATAATAGTGAATGATCTAATCTTAGGTGCTAGTTTTTTGAATGACTGTAATTGTATATCAAATAATTCTGGATTATCTATCGCCAAATCATATCCTATCTCACCTTCATTGAAATTATCAACATGATCCATACCCAAAAAATCTCTGACCTTTGGATTATATTCTACTAATTTCTTTGCTTGTAACTGTCTACTACTTGAGTTCTTGATATTACACATGAAGCATGTGAGATTACATGCATTACCCCAGATCCTCATCTTGATATCAATTACTCTACCTAAAGGAACTTTATCAAGTGGTTTTCTTGGAGATGCTATACCTCTTTCTTCTGCAGAAATACAACTTCTACATACATCTTTAACCAATGGTGTGAGGGGATCACGTTTCATCATGTCCCGTCTCAACTGACTCATAGGTTCACTCTTGAAAAATTCGTACGCTCCTTCTTTTAGATGCACCGCTTTGAATGATGCATTCTTCTCAGACTTATACGGGTGATCACAAACTGTATAACAACAAGGCATCATCATGTGATATGAATCACTGAATAAATGCATGAATGGAAACTTGCAGTAAACTCCTGCCATTTAGATGGTAAACTTTGCTTTAGATGTTCTCTTTAAGTAATTTAGGTTAGTAGCATTACACTTCAATTTTTCTTTCAATGGTTTTGATATGAGTTTATTGATATTCTCAATCTCAATGCTGTTTTCATCACAGTAGTGACAGATTGCCTCGATGTAGTTCATAGACTCATTCTCTTTGACAAGTTTTTCTATTTCCATAGCGAACTTCTCTGAGCAGAGAAAATTCTTCTTGATCATTTCTTTGACTTCACTTTTGGATTTCATTTAGTTTGTCCTCAACAAATAATTGGATGTACTGTACAAGTTTTCTCATATACTTCATCTTATCATACTCTTCGTAAACTTTCACCTCTCCGTTAGCACATGTCATAAGAATGACAAGTTTCTTTACCGGAATATCTGTAATTTCATAGAACATACAAGCATACGCTGCTGCCTGTACAAAATAGTTCTCAATCCAATCAACAGGTTTAGGTTTCTCTGCAGTCTTGAAGTCGATGATTGCAAGTTCTCCATTATACTCTGCTATGCAATCTACCGTCCCTGCTACTCCCAATTCCCTGCTGAAAAGAGATTTCTCTAGTGCGTAAATGTTATTTATGTTTCTCAATTCTTTTTTCGCTTGAGTGAACAACATCTTAGTACTAGGGTTGTCTAATACAACCTCTTCATTGAGTAAGAAATGCTCTATCAGATCGTGTGTTTTTGTACCACGATTGGTAGCTCTTTTGGTGATTCGGTTTGCTTCCTCGTCACCCACTCTTGCTCTCCATTTCTTGAAGATGTCTCGGTTCCAATATGATGTAACCGAGGTAATGGATACCATCGGTCTCTCATCAACTGAATAGTATCGAACACCATCGATAGTCTTCCTTGACAGTGCAGGAAGATCACACTCTACATGATTAAACATCAATTCCTAATGCTAGTTTGTTGAGAATATAACTCTTGACTAAACCCGATCTTACTATATCTTCAATACCAAATTCAATAGATTCAAACTCAGGCATTGCTGTTAGTATTTTCATGAAGTCAAGTATACTATTCTTCTCATTTGTTTTTACTAAGTCGGTTTGTGCAGCATCACCACAGAAGTGGATCTTACAGTTCTCTCCTACTCTTGTTATTATACTATCTAATTCATGAAAATTCAAGTTCTGACACTCATCAACAATCATGATGCAATCATCGAGTGTAGTTCCTCTGATAAAACTTGTTGACCAGAACTTGACACTCTCCTGTGTCTTCAGATTACCCCACAACATTTCAAAATCATTGTCGTTTGGCAACTCAAACATATACTTTACCATATTCTTGTATGGAATCTGATAAAGAGATGCCTTATCATCATGATCACCGGGAAGGAAACCTATCTCTCTTGTAGATACAAGAGATCTTACTACAACAACTCTACTGTATGGTGTTATAGGATCAAGAACTTCTTTTAATGCATGATAGAGCAGGACAAATGTCTTACCTGTACCTGCCACACCATAACTATAGATATTTTTTCCTTCTTCGTAAGCAGCAAATAGTTTCTTCTGATTTTCGGTCAATGCCTCAATCGGAATCATCATGTCAGAGTTATAAGGCTTCTTCCTTCTCAATTGTTTGGCAGTCATACCTACACCAACTGAGTTGGAAGTTTTCTTTTTTCTAGTGGACATTAGAAGTGTGTAGTCTTTTGGGGTTTTACTTTTGAACCGGGCATCGACCCAACTCTTGAGAGGACTTCATTCCATCCTCCATCAGTTCTACTATACACATCTCCAACCGCACTAACAACCCCACCAGATCCTTTTGACCAATCCTTATCCCAATCAGGATTTTCTTTTCTCCACTCATCATACTCTTTCATAGTCATGAAGAGTTCATTGGTCTCTCCTGTTTTTAGATTCTTCACTGGATATGTTGGCATAATTAAAAACTTTTTATTTTTGGATTGTGGTGAATTATATATGCTGCCCCGATAGCGGTGCCTCCATCAAAAGAGATTGGATCAACATAGAAATTCAAATCAGGAAATTCCTTCAATAGTTTATAGTTTACCACAACATTCAGAAAACATCCACCAGTTAGCACAATATTATTACATTTCTCTGACGCTATCTTGACCAATTCTACTGCTCTGTCCTCCCAATCCTTTTGTACGGTAGCAGCAGCGTTCTCCATGCTTGATGACATATAATGCCCTTCAATATAGTCACCATATGGAGCAAGACCCATGACTTTGCCTGCTTCTTGCCTTCCCCAGTTACATTTCTCTGATACCAAATCGAATTGTAACCCTACACCATAATCATCCTCGGTATTATATCTCTTGTGCAATACCTTCCAATGAAATCTCCTACCTCGCTTGACATGCATGATAGTTTCACACTCGTCACCTTCCTCAAAGTTAGACCCACTTGAGTCAACTACAATGACTGCTGCTTCTTCAAACTCTGAGTTGTAGAACCCACATGCAGCATGAGTTAGATGATGTCTGTCTCTGAAATCATATCTCTCAGCGTTGGGAAACTTCCTCTTGAGTGTTGCTATATTCTTTGCAGAAATGAGAGACTTCTTCTTATTCTGACTCCAACAGGCATCACTTATGGCAATCTTATCCACATCTTTTACCAACCCAAACAGTTTGGTGCAGTTATAATCTCTTTTCTTTCTTGTCAATCTCTCTGCTTCTAGGTATAATTCTATCTCACCATCTTTGAGTAGACATATAGAACCATTGTTTGATAGGTTGACTCCTAAAATTCTCATATCAATCGCCTAAAGATGAACTCTTATACATTCTTTTTGCTTCGGGAAACCATAGCACATGAATATCAGATTCTTTCCATGTATCTATAGCATCTTGAGGTGTCTCAACCAGAGGTTGACCTGCAAGATTGAATGATGTATTCAATACCATAGGAACTTTAGTATACTTATAGAACTCCTCTATGACTTCGTAAAGATGAGGTATGTTTTTCTCTACTGTTTGAACTCTACATGTATCATCGACGTGAACCACTCCGGGTATCAAATCCTTCTTATCTTCTCTTGTATGCACTGCATATGACATTGTAGGGGATCTATTCAGTCCAGACATGTCAAACCATTCATTTGCATGTTGCTTCAATACAGCAGCAGCAAAGGGTCTAAAACGCTCTCTCTTTTTTACCTTATTGATTGTCTCTTTTGTACAATTATCTCTTGGGTCATATAATATACTCCTATTTCCTAGTGCTCTAGGACCTGCTTCCGATCTACCATTATAGACTGCTACAATCTCATCTTGCATGATGAATGTAGCAATCTCCTGTGGTGTGACTCTCATCGCTTCTTGATCATTATATAAGAAACTGAGGTCATGAGTCGGTCCTAAAAATAAATCTACCATTCAAGTGCTTCAGATACAACAGGGAATTGATCTACGAATACATTTTTACATGACTCAGCAATCTCCATGTGCTCCTTCTGAGTACCATGTGCTGAACGTAAATTTATATAATGTATCCAAGATCTAACTGATCCTGTCATATATATCCGAGTTGGAGTGCACAATGGAAGAACCATTCTTGCACATTCCTTTGCAACTCCCTCTTCAATCATCTGTTTGTAAAGACTTTCAGCAGAACTAAACAGAGTAATCATCTGACGGTTGAGTTTGTCAACAACCTTTTCATCTAGATCATCTATACTATTCTGTCTATTCTTTACGTCCTGTCTTCTTAGTTCTGGTAATTCTATCTCTCCAAGTTCATTGCTCTTGGCATATCTTTGAGAGAACTCTTGGAATGTGAAACTACGATGTCGTAGAATTTGTGCTGCAATAGCACGAGTAGTTTCAATCTCTAGAGTCATGTGTGCCTGTTCAAATACAGACCAGTGTTGA